CAATCAGAGCAAGGGGGAACACATGAGCATCGTCACCCACGTGGCGGTGTTTTTTGCCCGCAATCCCGAAGAAGAGCTGACAACCCACGACGTCGGCATCAAGTGGGACATGAAGCCCAACAACGTGAGCGCATCCCTGCGCTATGCCGAGCAAGCAGGCTGGGTCACGCGCACCAAGCGCGCCGACCCGACCACGCGGACCAAGTACCGGTGGATCTACACCGCAGGCCCGCTGCTGCGTCAGATCACTTCTGCCGCTTGTCCCACACAGACCAACCCAGACCGGCTGCTGCCGACGCCCCGGAAATGATGGCGTCCATCGTGCCGCCGTCCACGCCGTACTTCACGGCGAAGCCGCCAGCAAGAGCGGTGAGGATGTGGCGCACCAGCGCCTGGATGATCGTAGCGTTCATGTCAAGTCTCCATCAAGTCAGCAATGCGGCGAGCCCAGCCGCGTGAGAAGGCCGGCCAGTTGGTCAGGCCGGTCATGAAGCGCAGGCGCTGCGCCAGCACCCGCAACCGCAACGCGTTCATGTCCTGCGCATACGCCGCGGCCAACGTCTTGGGGCCGATGATGCCGTCAGCGTCCACACCCAGCGCCCGTTGTAGCCACAGCGCGGCTTGATGCGGCCCTGAGTTCACCGCGGCGTCGAACACGGCGTAGCGGATGCCTGGCGGCAGATCGTCAGCGCGGATCGGCTTCCAGTACCGCTCAAGGTAGATGCGCTTGGCCAGATCCAGCGGCAACTCGCGCATGTCGCCCTTGTAGCCCACCTCGCGGGCCACCGCCTCGGTGACGCCGAAGCGGGTCTTGCCGCCCGGGTCTGCCGTGTGGTCGCTGAAGTCGCCTTCGTGGCCGAGCAGCAGCGCGAACGCAGTGTCGAAGTTCATTTGCCTGGCCAGTGGGTAGTGAGCCACGACACCAAGGCGCCGGCCATTGATGCGATGGTCATCCCCATCCAGAAGCCGCCCTTGCCCTTGTTGGCCAAAGCCAGCAACTCCTTGATGTCACTCTGCATCGCTGCCACTTGGTCTTCCAGTGTCTTGACCTGGCCGATCAGCAGGCCAAATTTCACGGGGTCGATGTCGCTCATGGTGCTAGGGCGTTTTGGTTTCGGGACTCGGGGGCGAGGGCGTTGACGGAGCCGATCATCGCTCCCCTCGTCAACGCCTCGCGTGTGGCTGCGCCAGTGGCCGTGCCGGCTTGTCGCTTGGCCTGCAAATCAAGCGCCTGTTTGACGGCCTTAGCGGCCAAACCGGGGTCGGTCATCTCACGGGCGATTTCCATAGCCAACTTGTCGTCAAGCCTGAGCATGAGCCGCTTGGCTACGCTATTGAACACAGTCAGAGGCACGCTTAAGAACGCCGGCAAAGGCAGGCCCAACTCGCGGCCAGTTTCCGTGCCGATCTGCTTGATGTCAATGCCCGCGTCTGACCCGGCTTTTACCAGTCGGTCGTATTCCCCGCGGCGGATCAGGTCTTGCTGCACCGCGTTGACGTGCGACAGTTGTTGCGGAGACAAGCCCTTGGTCAGCATCTGCAGCCGGCGTTCGACCGCATCGGCAGTGGCGCCAGGCGGCAGCGGGGGCGACAGCTTGACGTTGGTCTGCTTGGCCAACTCGTTGATCTTGTCGAGCCGCGCAGCGTTCTGCCCCACTACGTTGATGCGCTGCAGCACGTTCATGCCGGCGTCGTCCAGCACCTTGATGGGGTCGGCGTACTTCCGCAAGAACGCAGCGTGTGCCTCAGCCGTGGGTACTTTGACCTCGCGCATGTACAGGTCTTCGATGCCGGCCCGCGCCGTCTGCATGGCTTTCGGGTCGTCTCCGAACAGCGTGACGAAGTTGCGCGCCTCGCTCACACCACGCGGCTGGAAGTACTTGGTGATGACGTCTTCGGGTTTGATCTTCGGCTCGTTCAGCGCCGTGGCGCGGAACATCTGTTCGTTAACGCCGGTCTTGAACTTGGGAACGTACTCGGTTCGGTACAGGTTCAGCGCGTCGTCATACGCGGTCTTCGCCGTGTCGGACAACGTGGTGGACGATTTGACCGCATCGTCGATGGCTTCGTGGATTTTGCTCAGGCTGCGCAGACGCATGCCGGCGCCGGGGTCCATCGAGGTGCGTCCAGCCGCGATGTCCACATTGACGGCTTTGCGGATGTCGTCCAACTGCTGCAACGTGACCTCGGGGGCCGGCGCAGCAGGCGCGGCCTGCTTGATCTTGCCGCTGACCACGCCTGCGCCCAACGGCTTTGCAGGCGGCGCCTTGGGCTGCAGCGACAACAGCTTGCGCACCGTCTCTGGCGCGGTGCTGGGGTCGAAGTCCGACAGCTTGCGTCCCAGAATCGACTCGGCTTCGCCAATGACTTTGCTCATGTCGATCTTGGCGTCACCAGCCTCCTTGAACGCTGCGGCGTATGCAGGTTCAATGACGCCCTTCTTCATTGCCTCGCGCTTGGCTTCTGCGCCGGCCACCAACGCCGCCCCGGCGTCCTCTGGACGCATGGGCGTCAGCGCAGAGTTCATCTTGGACTGCACCTTGGCTGCGGCGGCGTCGAACTTGGCCTGCGCGCGGCCCTGCTGCGCGGCCTGCGCTGCGGCGGTCTGGGCTTCTGCGCCGGCAAACTCAGACACCATCGACGGCACCTTCTGTGCCTTGGCCTGCAAAAGAGAGAAGCGCGCACTGCCTGCCGGCGCGGCCACCTCGCCCGCACCAGGCGCTGCGCCAGGCACAGCAGCGCGCTGCCCCCGCAGCAGATCCAGAATGTCCTGACCCTTACCTTCCAAAGCCTTAAGGTAGGTGTCCGACTTGAGGTTGGCGACTTTGCCGGCGTACTCACCGGCCTTTTGCAGTGCGGGCGCGATGACGCCGCGCCCCGCAGCCTCCATAGTTGCGCCGGTCAACACATCCTCGGCGCCGCGTGTCAACGCTTCTTTTGCGCTGCTGGGAGCCTTCTGGTAGCCGAGCGCCTGCTCGACCACATCCAACCCACCCTTGGCCAGCCCGTACCCAAGACCCGCGCCGCCGACAACACCAAGGGGGCCGGCAGGCGTGCCCAACACCGCGCCGCCAGCGCTGCCAAGCGCCTCAACCGTAGGCCGAACCACCTGCATGACGCGCCGGCCCATCGGCACCTCACTCGGCATCGCAGGCGGGGCCACCATGCCGGGCGCTGCGCCGGGAATCTGACCGGTGGGCGCTGCGGGTGCGGCAGGTGCGGCTTGTCGACCACCGTCCAGTGACTTGACGGTCTTGCCAAACTCCTTAGCCGCACGGGCTTGCACCGCGTCAGGCGTGACGTCATCAGGCGCGCCGCGGTAGACGTGCGAGGTGCCGTCGTCAAAGGTGACCGTGATGTCGCGAGGCATTACCAGTTACTCACAGTTGCGCCAGACTTGGTGGCGGCAGGCGCGGCACCACCGCCACCCTGCTTGTACTCGTACGTCATGTCATACGCATCTTTGATGGTCTGCTGCGACGTGCGAATCTGACTGATTGCGTCCGTGATCGCTTTGCGAACGCTGGCAGCGTCTTGGCGCCTGTCGAGCGCAGCAAACGCTTGCCGCAACTGCGCGCCTTCTTGGTTCGACACGTTGCCCAGTGCGCCGCCAGTGGGAGAAGCTTGGCGCATGTTCTGCAGTTCTTGAAAGCCTCCGCGCGCGACGATCTTGTCGAACAACGCCTCGGCTTCTCGGCCTGCCGATGTGATGCCTGGCAAGCGACCCGCAGCAATACCCGTGATGCTGCCGAGGCCGGGATGTTTGGACAGCGTTTCCAAGTCCTTGATGAGTGTGTTGGACGTGCTTTCAAACGTCTTGACCGCCGACGTGGCCTGCGGAAACTTGGCTTCGCGCTGCTGGCGCTCTTTGGGCGTCAGGCTTTCCATGAACTGCGGCGGCGTCATGCCGACCGCTTGATCACGCGGCACATACTTCACTTGGCCAGTAGCCGGGTCAACAACGGGAATCGGTGCTGGCGGCTCTTTGGGTTCACGCGGCTCCTTGGGCTCCCGCGTGGTCAGAATTTGCACGCGAGCCTGCAGCGCGCGCGCCTCAGGGGAGCCGGGCGGCGCGGCCTTAAGATCAGCAAGCGTCTTCTGCAACTCAGACGGCTCGTACGGCTTTTCGGGCTTTTCCAGCGTCTGCACCAGCGCCTTACCCTGCTCACGGATGCGGGCGCTGGGGCTGGTCAACATGTTCTGCACCATCTCGCGGGTGATGCCCGCAGGTGCCGGCGCGGCCAGCGCGTTGGCGGGCTCGCTTGCAGCAGGCGCAGCAGCACCGGGCAAGCCAAGTCGTCCGACTTCGCGCTGGTACAGGTCTTCTTCGTCCAGCGCACGCATACCTTCGGTGGCCAGTTTGATCAGCGAATCTTCGCCGGTCTGCATGCCAAACTGCAGCATCTGGCCGAGCGTAGGGCGGTCTAGCTTGTAGCCGCCCTCGGCCATCTTGGCGCCGAGCCCGGTCAAAAACTGCTGGCGTTGCGCGGCGGCTTCGGTCTTGGCGCGGCGGTCTGCCGTCAACGCTGCACGCTCATCACGCTGCGCCAGCATGTTCTCGCGCTCAAACTGCTGCTTCTCGGCCTGCATCTGGCGCAGCATATTGCGGTCGGCCTGCTGACGAACGTCCTCCTGTCCTTGGAAGAACGCCGACACCGGCTGCGCCGGTTGGAGAAGTCCGAAGTTCACTGCCATCATTAACCTCCTGGAGGCGGCATCGCCCAGTCCGGCATTCCGTACACGCCGCGGTCTTCAACCGGCGCCATATAGCCACCCCCCTGCGGCTGACCGTAGTATCGCCCAGCCAAGTACCCCAACTGGTTCAGCCCACCCGAGTAGGCGCTGCCGCGGGCCAGCGCGGCGTTGGCTGCGGTGGTGCCCTGCTGCTGGTAGATGTTGCCGACGTTGGTGGCGTAGTTCTGGCCGAGGTTGCTCATCACGCCGGCAGCCTGCGGGCCGACGTTGGCCAAGCTGGCAAGGCGGTTGTACGCCGCGCCGAACTCCTGAGAGCCGAGGTCTTGACCGTACCGTTGCGCGGCCTTCAGCGCGCCACCGGAGATCAACCCGCCCCGCGCCGCGGCCTGGCGGTCCAGCGCCTTCATGCCTTCGCTCAGACGGAACTGGTAGCCGGGGTCCATCTGCAGGAAGTTCTGCGCTGCGCCGGGCCCGCCAGCCATCAGCGAGCGCAACCGGTTGTAGTCCTCAGTTCCGCCTTGCAGGAACGGCTGCTGACGAGCAATGTTCTGCTCGTACATCTGCTGCTGCAGGGCAGTGGCTTTGTCGGCAGATTCGGCAGACGTTCGCGCCGCCGACTTGGTGGCGTCAGACGCCATTTTGGCGCCAAGCAGAGTTGCGGCGGCGGGGATGAGAAATTGAAACATGTTAGGTCACCTCGCGCCCGCTTGCGCGGATGTTGATCGCGGTTGCCGTGCCGGCGATTGTAGAGATGAACCCGCCAGGCGCAAGCACCTGCCCGACGATCTCGGGGAACGTGTACGTTTCGGCCGGCGCCAGCGTTTTGGTCTTGACGATCAAGTTCTGGTTGCCCGCAGTGTCCGCGAGCGTGACCAAGTTCACGCTGATCGTCGCAGCCGAGGCGCTGTAGTTCGTCGCGGTGAACTTGTCGATGATCGCGGTGACGTTGGTGGCGGTGTACTGCGTGGTCTGCGTGGCTTCCGCGATCTTGGCGGGGACGAGAACTTTGACGGTGACTGTCATGTCAACTCCTTATGGGAAGCACTCTACGTTGCACACCACCGACGAGTTGCCGGTCACCACGTTGATGGTGAACCCGTCAACGTTGTAGGAACTCATGTTGGCTTCGGCAACGGTAGCGCCGCCGCTATCCTTGATGTTGATGACGCCCGTAGCCTGTCCGCTTCGACGGCCCGATCCATCAACGGCGCTGTAAATCACGGTGCCCGACGTACCATCGTGCGTACCCACGCTCGTAAACGCTTGAGTAGTTGACGCCAGAACAGCAGTGATCCGCAACGCTCGGGGGCGAAACCCGACGCCGGTGATTGCTTGGGCTCCAGCGCCGGCGTTAAGGGTGAACTGAATGTAACGAAAGGGCGGCAGCAAAGCGCCGTCTTTGTCATAGTTGTTTAAGGTATAGCAGCCAACACCAAAGCGAGCGGCAGTTAGGTTGTAGTAAGTCGCCGTTTTTTGCTCGTTGAAGTCGTTGTTGTAGATGGCCACGTTGGTGCAGGCCGCGCCGCTTCCGCCAAATCCAATAGCGGCGTACTGAGTTTTAGTGCCTTGCCGGTCACCGATGCGATTGCCGTGGATTTGGATGTGGTCGGGCTGATTAGGCGCGGCGACCGAGCCGATGATGGTAATGCCGTTGGCGAACGGAAAATAGCCGGGCTCTTGACCGTTGTTGAAAATGATGTTGTCGGCGATTGTGACGTTTTGAACGTCAGTCAGCGCGATGCCTTCCGCGCCGCAAGAGTCAATCGTGTTGCCCGTGATAACAGTGTACGGAGAACCGCACTCAATGCCCGACGCGGAGATGTTAGACCGCGTTGCGCCTGAGATGTTGTTGTTTTCAATACGCAAGTACGCCCCCGTGTCATTGCAGAAAATGGTGGACTCGCCGTTGTCAACGCAGTTGTTGTTGGTGAACGCCCCTCGCGTCGGCATAAAGTACGCCGCAGACCAGTTGTTAGCGTAGAAGTAGTTGTTTTCCACCCGCGCGTCGTAGGGCGTGCCCTGCACCGACTGGGCGATCCACAGCGCCGGGGCGCTGACCGTGGACGGGATGGGCCGGCCATTGTTGGTGAAGTAGCACTCAGTCACGATCATGTTGCGGTTGGCCGTCATAGCCAACCCGATAAACGTGCTGTTCTGAATGCTGCAGTTGGAAAACGTGACGTTCTGGGCTTTCAGAATACCGATGAGTTCGGCTGTGCGGGCGGCGTTGTTGTTGCCGTCAAACGTCAGCCCGTAAAACTCCAAATCGGTGTCGTAATACACGTTCGCCGTGCCGGTTACGATGTCGTTGCGGATGGCAGTCGTGCCTGCGCCAAACCCGGAGGTCAGCTTGAGGATCGACTTGTCCATCCCCTCGCCGATCAGCGTCGTCTTGGTCTTGACGACCAGCGTCGAGGAGAAGCGGTAGGTGCCAGCGGGGAAGTAGACGCTGCGCCCGGTGCCAGCGTTCAGCGCGTTCTGGATCGCCGTAGTGTCGTCGGTAGTACCGTCGCCCGTGGCGCCGAAGTCTTTGACCGACAGCGACTGGCGCAGGCGCGCCTGGACCGTGGTGGCCACCGCGCCCGTGCCGGTCTGAACGTACCCGACAAGGCTGGAGCCGTTGGACGCGGCCAGTGTGGTCAGCGCCGAAACAACGTCGATGTTGTCCACCGTCCAGATTTCAACGTCGGTGGCCGAGGTCAGCCTGAGTTTGTACGAAGTGTCGCCCAGCCACACCGACGCCTCGCCGCGGCTGTCGAGAATGATCGGGTTGGTGTTGTTCACCAAGCCGCTGGCCGAGGTGTACGTCGGCAGCGGCGTGGTCGTGCCGGCAGCAAACGAGTACAACTTGCCCCCAGCCAGAGGCACGCCGTTGGCGTCGAAGAACTGCAGTTTGGGTGCGGGTGAGAGGATGGCCATTTTTACCTCGGGACAAGGGTCATGGTTGGCGCCGCCGAATACGTCACGCGCAACCGATCATACGGGGAAAGCATGAACATTCCGCTGGTGACACCGACGCCGAAAAACGTCGCACCATCCCGTGAGAATTCTATTTGAGACACAGTGCCTCCGCTGACGATAACGTCTGCGGTGACGCCAGTCTGGTTGATGTATGTGAACGCCGACCCGGTGACAGTGATGGCAGTGGGCGCAAGCCCGTAGTTTTGCGGTGGTGGCGCGATGGGCGGCTGGTTGCCGATCTCCAAGTCCGCGCGTAGACCGGCGATGCTTGCGAAATAGTCAACGGGCGGCAGCGTGCCGATCTCGGCAATGTTCGCGACTGCCGCTATCTCCGAGGCGTAGTCGATCTGCGTCGGAACTAGTTGCAAGTCCTCCAGCGTGGCCGAACTGCTGCCGCTGCCGGTCAGCGTGAACAGGTTCAACAAGAACCGATACCACTCACGCGAAATCAGCCCCGTCCGGTCGTCAACGAGCGGCACGCGCGGCGGCGTGATGTTCGTGATGTTCGGCGGGCTGGTCATGCGTTGGTGCCGCTGATGTTCAACTCGGCGCCCATGATGGCGATCTTCACCGGGTCTGTGCCGCTGATCTCGTACACCCGGTCACGCAGCTTCAGCGTCATGCCCAGCCGGCGCCAAAAGGCCCGGCGACCGTACTCACCTATGCGCCCTATGGATGTCCAATGCTCGTTCGACCAGGTGTGGCCGCCATCGTCTGACCAGCGCAGCATGACTTGAGGATTGGCACCTACGACGTATGCCGCGTCGCCCTGATACGCGAGCAGGGTTTCGCCGCTTTCGGTGAGCAGTTCCAAGCCGTCTTGCGTCAGAAGCGCGTCTACCGGGGCAAACGGATCAATACCGTTCAGCCCCACGCCGGTTTCGCAGTCAAGCTGCAACGTGTGATGCGCTGTGCGTTTCAAATCGTTCTTGCCGGTGGGCAGCGCCCGCCAAGACCGCAGCCATCTTTGCGGCGCGGTGTTGTCGGCGTAGACGTCCAAGTCGAACGCGTAGATGTTGCCGTTCTCGTAGTCGCCCACCACGATCTCGTTGGCGAACGCCATCTGGCAGTTGCCGCGGTGCCGCGTGAACACGCCGTTCGACGCATCCCAGCCGGCGCGCTCATGCCAGGCGCTGGTGGACACGTCGTAGACCCAGGTGGTGTTGGCCGTGGGGAAGTTCAGCACATAGAAGGCGTGTCCGTCTTGCTGGTAGGTGTACCCCACCGCGTCAGCCAGGTTGCCGTACTGCTGAATCTGCCACTCCACCGCGTGCGTGCTGATGCGTTGGCCCGTGTAGCCATTCGCACGGTAGACGATGCCGCGACCGCGGGCGTCTGAGCCCAGCCAGAACAGCCCGTTGTCGAGCTTGGCCACCGAGAACGCCGCAGCGCAGCCGATCTCGTTAAACGCGCCTTGGATGCGCGTCAGAGGAAAGTCGGCTGCGCCGCTGTCGTACCAGACCTCGACCGAGTTGGTGCCGAAGAGCCAGGCTTCACGGTGGTCAATGATCAGGCTCACCAAGCCGTCTGGCGAGCCCTCTGCGCTCGCAAAATCCAGCGCATCTATCGAGGTGCCATCCAGCAGGCTTGTGACCCATACGCGCTGACTGTCGGGCTCGTTGAAAACGAAGTACCCGTCGAGGTAGCCGACTGTTACCGCGCCGGGAAAGTCCGGGTCTGTGATCTGCGCGAGTTGACCTGATCCCGAGTAGATGTAGCTGGGGCCGTTGCAGGCGATGAACAACTGCGTGCCGTTGTCGGCCATGCTGACCGGGCCGCTGCCTGTCAGCGTACCAATCGTGGTCACCTGCCAACTGGAGTCCACACGGTACAGCGTGTTGCCGCTGGCCACATAGCCGTAACCGCCAAAGGCCCACAGACCTCGGACAGGCCCGCTGCCAACAGACGCCAGCAGCCGCAGCCCCGGCGCGCGCTGAAGAAACGCGGGCTCTTTGCCTGCCTCCGGCACGATCTCCGGAAACATGTTGACCATGCGGTTGTCTGCAGCATTGACGCTGCGGGCAACGTATGCAGACCCAAGGATCGGGGTCTTCATGCTATACTCCTGTTTACCTTAAAAGGAGTTAACGCATGGAAACGTGGAAGCCAGTTCTTGGGTTTGAAGACTTGTACGAAGTCAGCGACCACGGCAACGTGCGGCGCATAGTGCGAAGCAAGGCTGTGGACGCGGCCAAAATCCCATACGCCAAACGCATGTTTGAGCAAGGCGCTACGTTGAAAGAAGTCGCGGAGTTTTTGAGCGTCAGCATTCCGACTGCGCACAGCATCAAGTTGGGTAAAACGTGGGCTGGCGACGCCGCGCACCGCGCAATCAAAACACCGTTGATCAAGCATTACCGTATCGCTAGCCTGTGCAAAGACGGCGCGTACGCTCGCCGTAGTGTTCACCGGTTGGTGTGGGAGGCGTTTAATGGCCCGATTCCAGGACGTCTTGAGATCAACCACAAAAACCTTGACCGTGCGGATAACAGGCTGGAAAACTTGGAGTTGGTGACGCACCAACAAAACATTCAGCACGCAATTGATGCGTACAAAAGCCAAGGGCTGCTGCGCGCGGTCAAAGGGACTAAGGGCTTTATTGTTGGGCGGCATAGCCAGTACGACAACTCTTAAACGTAATTAGTATTGGCCAGCGTAGACGTTGAACCGTTGCCGCGTCGCCACCAGCGAGTACGGCAGGCTCATGATGTCGTCAGGGTTGTTGATGCGCTTGATGTTGCGCTTGCTGGTCATGGCGATGCGCTGGACCTGCGGTGACGGCTCAACACCGAACTCAGGCGCGATCTCCATTGCCAAGTTGTAGGTGAACGCACGCAGGTAGCCTGGCGGAAACGTCAACTCGGTGGCCAGCGTTGCCGGCTGCGTCAACTCCTCAACCGAGATAAAGTGCCATTCCAGCAGCCGCGTGGGCACCGGGTAGATGTACATCTCAATGTCGGGGTACGTCATGTTGACCCACAGCACCTGCGGGTACGTTGACGTGACCGTCTTGACAGCAATACCATCATACTGCTGCTGGTTGATCATCTTGATGCCGAAGCTGACGTTCGTTCCGGGATCGCGGAAGTACGTCGCGTCGTCCAGCAAGATGGGCCTGTTGCCTGAGAAGTCGCCCGTAGGCCCAAGCGTGCGGCTGATCGTGCTGGCCGGCCAACTGAACACCTGGTCTTGAGTCGAGAACACAGACAACCGCTCGGTGTTCCACGAATCGATCATCTGATTCATCGCCGTCAGCGAGTCTTGCATGACGGCTGCAGACGTTGTTTCACCTTCCGCCAAGACGCCCAGCAAGCGCAGGGCGCGGTTGATCTGATCACCCGCTGTGGACATGCTCGGGCTCCTTTCGAGGCCGACCGCGCCTGCGCAATTCGTTCACGACCAACGGGTCGTCAGGTGCGGATTCTTCGCCGGGAGTATACCGTTCCCACCCGTTGCGCTGGTCATACGCGGCTTCCATTTCCATCGTGGCGACCTTGGCCCCGTGGACTGGGTGACGCAGATAGATGACTGCCATTGAAACAAGGGGCCGAAGCCCCTTTCCGTTACACGCAGTGGATCAACGCAAAGTTGATGATAACCGCCTCGGCCAGCGGACTAGCCGAGGTGTTTCGCAGCGTAATTGACGCCGTGCCCGCACCCAAGCTGTTCACCCAGAGGTTGTAAGCGGCCACAGTAGCGCCGCCTGAGATCGTCAGAATCAAGATGTCGTTGGCGCTGATGAGCGAGTTGTTCAGCGTAAAGGACACGTTGGTCGTGGCGGCAAGAGACGCCGCGTTCATCGTGATCCGTCCAGCCGACTTGTTCAGCGTCACCGCCGTGGACTTGTCAGTCGCTTGCGTGACCGTGCCTTGCGCTGCTGCTGTGTAGCCCAGTTCGCTGTCGGTGAGGATGCGATCCGCGCCGATGATGTCCTGATCGGTGTACGCCACCCCGATAGGCTTGGTATTTGCCATGATCGTTCCTTTGAAAAACGGGGGCCAAAGCCCCCTGATTGATCACGCAGCCTTGTAGACCGTCCACGCACCGTCCGCGGTCTTCCAGAAGCGGAAAAGCGCGCTGGACGTAATGGCCACAACCACGACGGCGTTGCCGCCGTCAGTGAAGCCGGTGCCAGAGCCCATAGAGAACGTGACGGTGCCAGACGACGTGCCGATGTTGACAACGGACAGGTCGAACGTGCTGCCAACGGTAGCGTTGGGCAACGCGGTGTCCAGCGTGGTCGCGGCCGGCAACGTGTAGGTCGCAGCGGTCGTGGAGGGGTTGGCCACCAACATACCGCCGACCAGTTGCGCAGCCGTCAGGGTTGCAGTAGCGGTTGCGGTCTGCGGAGTAGCCGCATACCCCATCGTAGTTTCGTTGCGGTTGCCTGCACCAACTTGGTAGCCACCAGCGCCATTAGGGAGAGCCATGATGAATTCCTTTCGAATGAAGTTCGGAAAGGGGGCCGTAGCCCCCGTTTCGGTTTAGCCCCAGAGACGGCAGGCCATCTGCGGACGAATCGTGCTGTAGCCGTACAGCACGTCAATCCGGCAGGGCATCCGGTCGTTGTTGATGTCGTACTGGCGCACGATACGCAGGCTGATACCGTTGTGGACGGCGCGTGCAGCCATGTCAACACCTTGCGGCAGCAGCAGGTCGGCCGTGGCGAACGTGATGGCGTCCTTGTGGTAGACCAGGTTCTGCGGGTACTGCGTGGACGCAGAACCGACGAACGTGACCGTCTTGCTGTTGCCAGGCAGAGCGTTGACGGTGGCCAGCGCATGAGACGCCGAGTAGATCGGAGCAACCGTGACAGTTGCCGCGCCGCCCGATGCAGTCACGTTTGCAAGCGCAACAAACTGGAACAGCGAGCCGGTGGACTCACGGGTCTGCGGGTTCACCGCATAGCAGTCAGCCACAGTGAACACGTCGCCAGCAAGAACGGTGTTGGTGCTGCCCAGGCCGGTGAGCGCGATTGAAGTCGCGCCTTCGGCAGTCACAGCCGCAGAGGTCGTGCCGTTGGTACGCGAGCCAGTCGTGAACTGCTTGATCGACTGAGACATGTTGATCTCGTCGAAGCCCAGCACGCCCGTGCCCATCATGCCGTTCCTGAACTGCTTGCTGATGGTGTCGGTCGGGTTGAACAGGCCCTTCATGCCTTCCACCAGCCCAGCGTTGGCCGCAGGGTTGACGGTGGCGTAGCGAGGCGACATGACCGCAGCGTTCTCGTTCAGTTTCTGCTGGGCTTGCAGCAGAACCAGCGAGGTGGCCGGCGTGGTGCCTGGCGTACCAACGGAGTTGCCGATGGTCTTGAAGGCGTTGGCCACGTCAGCGTCGATGCTGGAGGCCAACTGGCTGATACGAGGCTTCAGCACACGATCCGCGAAGTCGTCCAACTGCATCGTCAGTTCAGCGGACGTGAAGTTCACGCCGATGTGCTTCTGCGAGGAGACGGTCAGGGTCGTGAACTGCTCGTTGTCGTCCTGCACTTGCAGAGCGGCGCCGTCAGTCACCAGAGCGCGGTCCGGCAGGCGGATGCGCAGCGTGGAGCCGATCTTGGCCCCTTCGACAGCGAAGCTGTCGTCGTACTGGCGGTTCACGTTGCGCGTGAGCACCAGGTTGTTTTCCAAGATCTCCAGGGCCTTCCTGGTGATCATGTCAATGGTCAGAATACTATTGGCCACGGTGAATTCCTTTCAAGTCTTAGCGGGATGCCTGCGCTTGCATCCTACGCATCTGCCGGGCGCGTTCAGCTTCAATCCACTCCGACGTGCTCATGCTCTTGATGGAGCGCGGGTCAGTCGTGTCGTAAGACGGGTTGTTGCTGCTTCGGGCTGTGACAGGTGTGATCGGTGCTGGCGCTGACGTAGTTCGTTTGACGGGCGGATTGTCGGTCAGTCTGCCTTCAATCTTCCCAATTTCTTTTGCCTGCAAGAACGGCGACAAGCGCGAGATACGGTCCGCTTCTTTGGGGTTGGCTCCGAGGTAGTAGGCTACATCAGGGCCAACATCAGAAGCGCGGATCGTTTCAGCCATCACGTCAGTGATTCGGACGCTCGGGTTGTAGGCGACTTGTTCAAA